CGCCGTGATCCGCGTCTTAAGAATAGGCATAAAGTGCAGCCATCAGAGCCAACAGGAAGTGCCCTCGGCATAGATAGGCAACTATACCGTGAAGACGTTGATCTTTATGAGGTAAAGGATAAGAAATTCGAAAGGGTTATGATCCTCGCCGAAGGCGTTGATGACTTCCTATTAAAAGAAGACGACTTCTTCCAGGAGATACACGGCTTTAACTACTTTCCCTTGTCATTTAACCAGGATGACGAAGTATTCTGGGGAATCCCGGATTCGCAGATATTAGAGCCAAGGCAACGTGAGCTTAATGAAATTAAAACACAAGCCATGAAGCATAGGAGATTATCCATTATCAAATGGCTTGCTAAGAAGGGCACTATTGCTCCTGAAGAAGTGGCTAAGCTGCTCTCTGAGGATGTCTCCTCTGTAGTCAATATAGACGGGGAGCCAACAACTGACCTAAGGGAAGTGCAAGCCTCCACCATTCCCGCCGATCTCCTCCGTGCTGAGGAGAGCACAATGATGGATGCCCGTGAAGAGCTTGGCTTCTCAAGGAATCAGTTTGGAGAGTATCACCCTAAAACAAATACGACCGCCACAGAGAGTCGAATTGTACAGAATGCCACCGACCTTAGAATTGATGAACGCCGTGATATGTTAGCAGACCTACTAAAGGATGCCTTCGACCTAATAAATAAGTTGATATTCCATCTATGGAATCAAGAAGTCGTTGTTGATGTCGTCGGTCCTGGGGGACTTCCCCTTTGGATAAACTTCGTCCCCTCTATGCTGGCCAGTGGCTCCTATAAGATCAACATAGACCCTGATACAAGTACCCCTTTAACAAGGGAGCTACGAGAAGCTAAGGCGATGGAAGTTTACCAGATATTTAAGGAGAATCCACTTATAGACCCCACAGAGTTAACACGCTACCTTTTAAGGGAAATGCACGGCGTTGAATATGATTCCCTTATGAGAGGCATGCCTCAAGGCGCCGGAGCAACGCAGCAGAGGCCGTTAAATGTCAGCCAATATACACAAGTATTAAATCAGGCGGGCCCTCTCGGCCTTCCTGTTCCAATGCAAGGAGCATTTTAATGATCCTCTATGACTTTAAGTGCGTCGCCTGCCATCATATCTTCGAGGACTTGCGGCCAATAGATGATAATAAAGAGTCAGTATGTCCTAAGTGTGGCAATAGGGCAGAAAGGCAATACTTCATAAGACACCGCTACAAAGACTTCGCCGAAGGCATATGGCATGACATAGGTCCTGAACCTATATACATAAGAAGCAGACGCCACCTAAAAGAAGAATGCAAGAAGCATAACTGTTATGCCATGCTAAATGACGGAATACGAGGTATCTAAAATGGACGAATTAAAAGAAGTATTGGAAACCATTTCTGATGACCCCCTTGAGGATCTCTCCGAGTATCCAGCGGCTCTTGTAGTCTATACTCCTGATGGTCCAAGGGTCTGGTTAAACGAATGGCAGAAACTAACACCGAGGCTGTTAGATCAATTCAAAGTGCATGCTCTTGCAAAGCGCGAGGCTTCAAGACGAAACCTTATTAGAACCGAGAAGGAGGTTTAGAGATGGCAGAGGAACGTGATACCAATGAGGAGCTGGACAACGAAGAGTCCGTGGAAGAAGAACCTCAAAAGAAGGAAGATCCTAACAAGTTAATCATCGAATCTCTTAATGAGCTAAAGAAGGCTGTAAGTGGCAATCAGGAAGCAGTCAAGCAGATCAATGAGCACCTTAGTACATTGAGAAAGCCTGCTGATGAGCCTTCAAAAGACAAGAAGGACGATGATGATCTTCCGAGTAACTTAGAGCTGCTGGACCGCAAAGACTTCATGAACATCATCGTCAAGAAGATGTCCAAGATTATAGAGGATCAGGTTAAGCCTGTCAGCGAGAAGACACGGAACATTGAAGAATCAACACAGTTGGAGCAGTTAAGGAAAGAAAGAGACGAGCTTCGAGGGAAGCATAAGGACTTCGACGACTGGAGTGAGGAGATGAAGGGATTGTTTAAGCAAAATCCCTATCTCACAATGAAACAGGCATATATACTCGCCAAGTCCTCTGACCCTAAGAAGGCCAAGAAACTTGAAAGTAAGTATGCCGAAGATGACGAGGATGATAACGCGAAGAGTAAGAAATTTGGCGGCCTAACTCCCGTAGACCGTGCCCGTAAGAAGACTAAGGGCAAGGAAGTAAAAGGAGAAGAAGCCACCGAATTAGCATGGCAAATTGTAATGGGTGATAGGGATGATTTCAAATGACATGATGCTGTGCGTAGCACAGCGGGGAGGATATTATGGCACTCACTTTAACAGAGCAGCTTGACAACCTGTATACTACAACCTGGGAGCTGAGAAAGGCCGAGGTTGCGGATAACGTATTCTCCGCGACTCCCTTCTGGTTCTGGCTTAAGAACAACGGCAAGCTTAAGACAGAACAGGGCGGGCGGTTCATCATGGAACCCCTCGAATACGCGCAGAATGAAACAGTCCAATGGATTGGCAAGGGCGGAACCGTAAGTCTTAATGACTACGAATTTCTGACCGAGTCCAGATGGGACTGGCGCTATCTGACCGCTTCCATGGTCCGCTTCGGTGTTGATGATCAGCAGAACCGCGGTAAGGCTGCCATTATGAAGCTCCTTACTCGCAAGATCGACAATACGCAGAACTCCCTCATTGACCGCCTCGAAGCGGATCTCTTTGGCGCACAGGCTGGGGACAGCATCGACGGACTTCAGAATCTCGTTCCTGATAATGGAACCGACCCAGTAGGCGGCGTAGATGGTACTACATATCCCTGGTGGGTTAATCACACATCGGATATGACCGGTAAGTCCTTCTCCGTCTACGGCCGCGATTACATGCGGACGATGCTCAATGATTGCTCCAATAATAGGACTATGGATAAGCCCGATATTATTGTGACCGGGCAAACTCCGTATGAATACTATGACAGGGAGACAGAAGAGTACCGTCGCATCGTCAACAAGACCCTCGGTGACGCAGGCTTTGAGAATATCCAATATAAGGGTACTCCCATGATCTGGTCGCCGCAATGCGCCAACACTCGTATGTACTTCCTTAATACGAAGTACCTGTACTTTACCTATGATCCTATGATGTACTTCGACATGACAGAGTGGAAGCCCATCCCGGATCAGGTCAATGACAGGGCGGCGCAAGTTATCCTGGCCTGCTGCTTCTCCGTAACTCGTAGACTCTGCCAGGGTGTCCTGTATGGCATTGACACAGAATAATTAGGGAGGTGATATCATGGCTGAAGGCATGAAGAGAGTATTTCAGACAAAGATCACAGATGTCAGCACTACGGATAAGGAGGGTGTCGGCACTGTCCGTAGGGAGGGCGACAATAAGTACCTTTATTGCAAGGGCCTGGCTGGCACAGCACAATATGACATCATGGTCATTAATGCCGATTATACTACAGCCGCGCCTGCGGCCGCTACCGCTAATACATACCGTGTAGGAGTAGCACAGGCTGCCATTGTAGCAGACCACTATGGCTGGTATCAAATCATGGGACATGGTACTATTGCAGGTGCCAGTGACCTTGCAGCTAATGCTCCCCTGTATTTGAATGCCTCAAAGCAGGCCACTGCAACTGCCGGCACCAATCCCCGACTGCATGGTATTGTAGTCACTAACGCCTCTACAAAAACGGCGTTCATCTTGAACCCGTACACAGCAGAAGACTTGGATACGACGGCGTAATGTGATGTAGCATCCTAACGTTCGAATATCGAACAATAGGATGCTACATAATAACATAGTAAGATAGCACAGGAGGATTAACCATGCCCTACACAATAAGCGTTACCTTAGACACACCAAGTGCGCAGAGGATCAGCCAAGATTTGGCTGTTATCACTGGCGTAGCGGACCTTACTTCATATAATGCAACTCATGCAGAGGTCACTCCTATCACAGGAAAATTCAAGACTACATTGGCAGTATTAGCAGGTAGTCTGACAGACAATGGCCATGTTGTATATTGGAATAGGACCACAAAAGCATTTACGGCTTTTAAGCCTGCCCCTGCCAGGTCTATTGCTACAGCAGAGGATTTGACTATAGCTGCTGTGGATACTTCCACACTGCCGGCAGTATATTTCGACGGCACTAATGGGGCCCTTGTTATCCCTACAGATAGCACAGCCGGTACAGTCGCATTGGCGCCTACAGGTAGTCTGGCCGCCGCGGCCGGGACAGAAGCCGCCGATAATACAGATGTCGGCGCCTTTAACTTCATCGCCATCGGTCTTATCTAAAATAAGGGAGGGAATCTCATATTCCCTCCCTGCAATAACATAGGAGCCTAACATGGGCGTCTTAACAGTAGCTGAAATGGAAAATGAAATTAGAGGTAATCTTGGCGGCCGCACTGACCTTGATTCACGCCTACATAAATTCCTCAACTTCGCGCAGGATCAGCTTGCCAGATTTCATCAATTCGATGAGCTTGAAACTGTGGTAGAAATTAACTTTATTATTGGCAATGGCAAATTAGCCCTACCAAGTAAGCCTCTCGACATAAGATCATTTAGGCTAATGGATGGCTCTCAAAGCAGGAAGTTAGTCTATTACACTCCGAGGCAATTTGATAAAGTATTGCCAGATCCAGATTGGCATACTACAGGCCGTCCCTCTATTTATACATCCTACGGCCACGTCGTAGAAGTATGGCGCGTTCCTGATAATACATACCTATGCAAGCTTCGCTATAAGGCATATCCAACAGCCTTCACGGCATCAAGTACACAAGTATCAGACTTCGAGTCCATGGATGATATCCTTATTGCACTCGCTACAAGTTGGGCTTTCAGAAGCCTTGGCGAAGCTGAGAAGGCAAGTTATTGGGCTGGCGTTGCCTCTAAAGGAATGCAACTTGCTAAGAATGCAGACCTATTCACGACAGATTATGAACCTTCAGGAAGCATGGACGTGAATCTTACGGCCAGCGACTACTGGCTGAATCCCTGGATTAAAGGAGTAAGATAATGACATATGAACATGTATGGAATACCAGCTTCGAGGCTTCTCCTGCCGCAAGTGATCGAGCCTCTGAGGGTGCCCTGAGAATTAGGAATCTTAAGGAAGCCATCAGGGAAAGAATGCAAGAGGGCCATTACTGGGACCCGGCCGGGACGGATGCTAATCATGGTAAGCATACTACTCCCACATTTATTGATAATGACACGGACCCCGCAGCTCCAACAGGAACAAATGAAGTAAAATTGTATAATAAAGGCGGTGTCCTGCAAACAATAAAGCAGGGAGGAACTAGTGTTCCTGTGGGGATTCCCTCCGGAACAAAAATGCTCTTCAAGCAATCTACGGCTCCTACTGGCTGGACCTTTGTGGCTGAGGATAACGACCGGGTGCTGATAAACACAAGCACCCAGAGCGAAGGAGGCGGTACCGGAGGCAGCTGGACCATTAGCGGAATTTCGGTTCAAGGTCATACGCTAACTGAAGCAGAACTGCCTTCTATTACAGGTTCCTTTGATATAAACAAACTACAGGGCGGTGGTTCTATTGTCAGGGTCCCAACAGGAAAATTCAGTATTGGCTCAGCAGGCGAGGGCCATGGGGAAGAAATTGAAGGTGCTGGAGGTGGTCAAATTTGGGACAGAGTGACCTACTCTTTCGGCGACGGCCAATCTCATGGGCACGGAATCAGCATTGGCGATGACTGGCGACCATTATACGTAAAGGTAATCACTTGCCGAAAGGATTAAAAGCATGAGCTTTAAGAACGCTTTTCAGTGCAAGAAATGCCCTGAATCCAACAGCAAGAACGGCTGCCCCTGCTGGTTAGAGCTGATTATGGAAAACGACGCCGGGGAGAAAAAGACCGAAAAAGGATGCTACTTTCAGCTATCGCCGAAGTTGATGCTTGAATCTGTCAGAGCGGCAAATGTAGGTAGCGAACACGCTTGTCAGATGCGTAATGGCTTCCAAATGCTGGCAGATTT